TAAGATTTCGTGGGGGGCGTAAGCCCCCTTCATCCATTACAGGAGACTCAGGATGGGTATGCAAACAGATGTCCTTGCTAGTAAGGTCGCCACTTCTGCTGGCGACCTGCTGGATCAAAATAGCCTCGTTATCGGCCGTTCTCGCGTAAAGGCGATCTATATCGTGCCAGATAGCGGCGCAGGCACCGTGACGTTCTATGACGGTGGGGCAAGCGGCCCGGTCAAGATTGCAGTGAACACCAAGGCAAGTTCCACTGCGCCGGACTACGTGCTGTTGCCCGGTGAAGGTCTGCTCTTCCAGACCAGTATTTACATCGTCCCGTCAGCCGTTATCTCGACGATGGTGATTTATGGCTAAGACCCCTGCTTGGCAACGGAAAGAAGGGAAAAACCCTGCTGGCGGACTCAACGCAAAAGGCAGGGCTTCTTACAACCGTGCCAATCCGGGTAAGCCGGGGCTGAAGCGTCCTCAACCGGAAGGTGGGCCTCGCAAGAAGTCATTCTGTGCCCGTATGACAGGCATGAAGAAGAAACTGACGAGTGCTAAGACGGCAAACGACCCGAACAGCCGGATCAACAAATCGTTGAGGGCTTGGAACTGCTAAGCCTTTTATTAATTTGCAAATTAGGAGCGAATTGAAATGAAAGAGTCCAAGGCGATGATGAAGAAGGAAGTGTCGTTCATGAAAAAGAAGGGCGCTCCGAAGTCCATGGTTCGGCACGAAGAGGCCGAAATGAAAGGCATGAAGAACATGCGAATGGGCGGTATGGGCTACTCCAAGGGTGGCTCTGCTTCTAGCCGCGCTGACGGTATTGCCAAGAAGGGCAAGACCAAGGGCAAGATCGTCAAGATGATGATGGGCGGGAAGTGCTAAAAATGGATCGTATCCCTAAATACACGGCTGGGATGTTTAAGAAGAAGATGCCGCGTTTTGGCGCATCTGCTATCAAAAAGCCCCGTTTGCCGTTACCGCCTAAGCCGCGAGTTAAGAAGTTTCAGGCTGGCGGGGATACGAACGATTTGGTGCCGCGTAGTATGTTGCCAGACGAAAGTGCGGCTCAACTTGCAGCACGAGCACGAGGCTCTAAAGGCCCAGAAAAGCGGTTTCGCAATAGATCAGATTTAAATAAATCTGACGTTGAAGAAAGCATCGTGTCGCCTAAGTCTTACTTTGAAAGCCTTTCTCCTCAAGAACAGAAAAAAATGTTTGAGGAGTACAAGAGAAAAATGGCTGAAGAAAAACGTAAGGCTGAAGAAGAACGTAAGAAAGATCGAGAAGCCGGGGAAATGATCCAAAGGCAGGACAGGCTGTTTAATGAGCAGGTACAACGCGATATTGAGAGAAGGCGCAGAGGTATCTTAACGGCTCGTGGCGGTGGCGTAATGAAATCTTCTCACCGTGGTGACGGCATCGCTAAGAAAGGTAAGACCCGAGGGAAATTTGTATGAAACGCAAGATGAAGAAGTATGTTGAAGGCGGCAAAATAACTGACGAAGAACGCTATGGCAGAGTTGGCGCTGAGATTCGTCGGCTTGACCCTGAAGCCTACAAAAACCGCACTGACAAATCTGCGGCAGCAAACATGAAGTTGCTGAAAGAATTGCGAGAAAAAAAGAAAGACTCGTCTTCTCGCAAAATGTCTACTGAAGAATTTATGGAAGGAACCAAAAAGCGTGGGTTTGACGTAAGTTCTTCTGAGAGCGATACGCCGCCCCGCAAAATGTCTACTGAAGAATTCATGGAAGGAACCAAGAAGCGTGGGTTTAACGTAAGTTCACCAAAACGGGCTGAAAGTGACACCCCGGCACGCAAGATGTCAATTGACGAGTTTATGCGGGGAACCAAAAAGCGCGGGTTTGATGTGAGCGCCCCGCGAAGGACTGAAAGTGACACTCCTGCTCGTAGGATGTCTGCTGATGAGTTCGTAGGCGGGATGAAACGTGGCGGTACAATAAAATCCTCCGCTTCCCGTCGTGCTGACGGTATTGCTCAGCGCGGTAAGACTAGAGGGAAGTTTGTCTAATGCTACCGTCCCGAGGCATGGGTGATATCAACCCCAAAAAAGTCCCCCGAGCAAAACGCCGGGGGGACGAAAAACCCGTAATTGGGACTGGGAAACCGATAAAAACCTACGCCAAGGGCGGCGAGAGCAAAGTTAACGCAGCCGGTAACTATACCAAACCCGGTATGCGTAAGCGGCTTTTTGAGTCAATCAAGGGCCGGGCCGTACAGGGTACTGCAGCAGGGCAGTGGAGCGCAAGAAAGGCTCAGTTGCTGGCGAAGCAGTACAAGGCCAAAGGCGGCGGGTATCGTGGATGAAGGCTCCTCAACAGTCCCTTAAAGCGTGGACGCAGCAGAAGTGGAGAACGAAGAGTGGTAAACGATCTTCTGACACGGGCGAAAGATACCTTCCAGAGGCTGCGATCAAGGCTCTCAGCCCTTCTGAGTATGCCCGTACCACCGCTGCCAAAAGGAAAGGCAAAGCCCAAGGCAAGCAGTTCGTCTCGCAGCCCAAGGGTGTTAAAGAGAAAGTAAAGCCGTATAGACGGCGAGGAATGTGATGGTCGATAAAACTACAGCAACGACAGACTTCAACCTCGACCTCAATACTATTATTGAAGAGGCTTTTGAGCGTTGTGGGGCTGAATTGCGTACGGGTTATGATTTCCGTACGTCGAAGCGTAGTCTTGCCCTGCTTCTGATGGACTGGGCTAATCGTGGCGTGAACTTGTGGACGCTGGAGCAGGGCACCCACACTTTGACCTACAACGTCGGTACTTATGATTTGCCGGTGGATACGGTAGACCTGCTTGACCATGTAATCCGTACTGGGTCTGGTACCAATCAGCAGGACATCAATATCTCGCGTATTTCATCCAGCACCTACGTATCAATACCGAACAAGAATGCGACAGGCCGACCGATTCAGATTTGGATTAATCGCCGCACGGGCGCGACGGGTGCGGATAACGTAATTGTTTACCCTCAGTTTACGGTCTGGCCGAAGCCCGATAACAGCACTACTTGGATTCTTTACTACACCCGTCTGCGTCGTATGTTTGACCCCGGTACAGGCGTTAATGGTCAGGATATCCCGTTCCGCTTCCTGCCCTGCATGGTTGCTGGGCTGGCCTATATGCTGTCGCTAAAGATTCCGGGTGCAGAGGGTCGTACTCAGGTCTTGAAGGCCCAGTATGACGAGGCTTGGGATTTGGCTTCTGGCGAGGATCGTGAGAAAGCCGCAGTACGTTTTGTCCCACGTGAGAGTTTCTTGGGTGGCTACTAATGCCAAACAGGTTTGCCAGTGGCAAAAACGCTATCGCCATGTGCGACCGCTGCGGGTTTCAGTACAAACTGAAGCAGTTAAAGTCGCTCGTGATCAAGACCAAGAACGTAAATATCTTGGTATGTTCGGAGTGTTGGGAGCCGGATCAGCCTCAATTATCGCTTGGTTTGTACCCCGTGGACGATCCGCAGGCGTTGCGGAATCCGCGACCGGATACGAGTTATTTTGCGGTAGGTAATGACGGCGCAAATGGCAGTCGTCAGATACAATGGGGCTGGGCTCCCGTAGGAGGGGCTAGAGCAGACGATGCCGGGTTAACCCCAAATGATTTAGCCCCGGCAGGTGAAGTCGGGACGGTAACGGTCGTTACGACCTAGGAGATTGAGATGGCTATGAGTAAACTTGAAAAACACGCGGCTCTCCCGGCGAGCAAGGCTCACGGTCCGGGTCGGGTCAAGAACATGCGTGCTGGTGGCAAGACCAACAGCGACATGAAGAAGTACGGTCGGAATATGGCGAAGGTGATGAATCAGCGCAGCCCGATGCGTAAGTCTTCTGGCCCGAGGTAAGCATCATGAAAGAACTGAACCCCGGCAAGATTAGGCCGAACACGGATTCGACGGGTCGTAATGGCTATCCTGAGAAGGATGTCAACAAGGGCGTTACCCACATGAAAATGAAGGGTGCTGGCGCTGCGACCAAGGGCACGAAGTTCGTGTCTCAGATCAATCTTGAGAACAACAGCAAGTACCGGTCTGGCTGGTCTCCGTGAACTACAGTCAACTCTCAACGTTGATTCAGGATTACTGCGAAAGCACAGAAACGTCTTTTGTAGCGAATATCCCTACGTTTGTGCAGTTGGCTGAAGAGCGGATTTATAACTCAGTCCAGATTCCGGCGATTCGTAAGAACGTCACCGGCACGATGACGATTAACTTTCAGTATTTCTCGTTGCCGTCTGATTGGCTTTCGACGTTCTCGCTTGCGGTAATTGACCCGACTACGGGTGAGTACGAGTACCTGCTAAACAAGGACGTGAACTACATCCGGGCTGCGTATCCACCGCCCAACAGTACGGGCAAGCCTGCGTACTACGCCATTTTTGATAATGCGACTATGTTGTTGGGGCCGACTCCGAACGCTAACTACACAGCAGAACTGCATTACTACTATTACCCGGTTTCTATTGTTACTAATTCAACATCGTGGCTTGGGGACAACTTTGAGACCGTGTTGCTCTACGGATCGCTCCGCGAGGCGTACACTTATCTCAAGGGCGAAGCCGATATGATGCAGTACTACGAGCAGAAGTATCAGGAAGCCCTTGCTCAATTGAAGCGTCTGGGCGATGGTCTGGATCGTCAGGATGCGTACCGTTCAGGACAAGCGAGGATTCCGGTCACATGAGTTTTGAAGGTGGGTTAGAACTTGGTACGGTAAAGGTGTTTACCACGGACAGTCGTGGATTTACGCCAGACGAGATGGCAGATCGTGCTGTTGATCGCCTTCTTCGCATTAATAACCGTTCAGAACTTAAACGTGTTCTGGCGCAGTACTTCAAGGAAGCACAGGAATCCGAGCGGATGAACCTGCGGCGCATATTGATTGAAAACGGTTTTATGAATGCTATAGAGCATTTAGGAGATTGAGATGGCTATTACTCAGGCAATGGCAACGTCGTTTAAGGTTGAGATTCTTGACGGAATCCACAACTTTGGGACCGGCGTAATCCGGGCTTCGACGGCTGCGGATGTCTTCAAGATCGCTTTGTACACCTCGTCTGCTACGTTGAGTGCGTCTACTACGGCATATACGACTACGGACGAAGTTTCTTCGTCTGGTACGAACTACACTGCTGGCGGTAAGACGTTGACGATCTCGCAAGTACCGACTTCAAGCAGCACGACGGCGTATTTGGATTTTGACGACATTACGTGGGACTCGGCCACAATTACGGCAAATGGCGCGTTGATCTACAACAGCAGTCAAAGTAACAAGGCGGTGGCGGTGCTGGCGTTCGGCGGGGATAAAACCTCGACGGCGGGCAACTTCACTATCCAGTTCCCGGCTGCTGCAGCATCAACCGCAATCCTCCGTATCGCCTAATTTAATTAGGCAGGGGCCGTGGCAGGCGTCATAGTCGCCTTCGACGGTTGGAACGCTTCCGGCGTAGGCTGGGGCGAACAAGGTTGGGGCGAAGGTGTTGGCAATCTTACTGCAACGGGTGCGGTAGGATCTGTTGTTGTCACGGGCTCCGTAAATATCCCCGTTACGGGCGTTGAAGCCGCAGGCCAGATTGGGTCGGTCACGGTTGTTGGCGTAGCCAATGTCCTTCTTACGGGCGTTCAGGCTACAGGGGCGGTTGGCACCGTTACGGTACAGGCAGCGGCTATTGTTCCTGTTACCGGGCTTTCTGCTACGGGCGAAGTCGGGGATGTCCTAGTTGCAGCGGCAGCGGTTGCTGCTGTTACCGGAGTGGCTGCGACCGGGGCGGTTGGGACAGTTTTTGTTGTCACCGATCAGAACCTCTCGGTCACCGGAGTCTCGGGTACAGGGGAAGTTGGAACGGTCGATGTACGGCTTGAAATCAAGGTTTTTGTCACGGGTGTATCGGCAAGCGGTGCAGTCGGCACGGTCACTATATCGTCAGGCTCAAATGTTGTAGTCTCTGGGGTAGCCGGAACCGGCGCGGTTGGGGTAGTCAACATCTGGGGACAGATTAATACCAATCAGAACGCGAATTGGACAGGAATTAACAACGCGCAAAGCGCGACTTGGACGGATATTAGTACGACGCAAAACGCGAATTGGACAGGAATTAACAACGCGCAAAGCGCGACTTGGACGGATACTAGTACGACGCAAAACCCAAATTGGACGCAGATTGCGGCGTGAGGTAACTAAAGATGAGTAGTACATACAGCACTAACCTTGCTCTTGAACTGATCGGAACGGGCGACCAAGCCGGTACGTGGGGTAATACCACGAACACCAATCTTGGAACCCTGATCGAACAGGCAATTTCAGGTTACGTCACTCAGGCCGTTTCAACCGGTACTGATACCACCATCACCATCCCGAACGGCGCGACCGGTGTCGCCCGTAATATGTACATTGAACTCACGGGTACGGGTGGTACGAACACCAACCTTATTGTTCCTGCCAACAAGAAACTCTACTTCATCTTCAACAACGCCTCCGGTGCGGTGACGGTGAAGGTCTCGGGCCAGACGGGTGTATCAGTCCCTGCCGGTAAGAAAGTCGTGCTGGCGTCCAACGGCACGGATACGGTCAACGCGCTCAACTACATCGCAGACTTCGGCAGCAACTCGGCCACCATCACGCAGTTGACTGCAACCTCGGCCACGATCACGAACCTCACGCTGACGAGCCTTGTCATCAGCAACCTGAGCATCGCCTCAGCCAACATCACGACCCTCACTGGTACAACTTTTGGCACAACGGCTACGACTCAGTTGCGCGGAGCCAGCGCCAACATCACGACTCTCTCCGGTACCACGGCGACATTCACTTCGGCTACGGTCACCAATCTGGCCCTTACCAGCCTGACTATTAGCAACCTGAGCATCGCCTCAGCCAACATCACTACGCTCACTGGTACAACTTTCGGTACTACGGCTACGACTCAGTTGCGCGGAGACAGCGCCAACATCACTACACTGACTAGCACTTCGGCCAACATCACTACACTGACTAGCACTTCGGCAAACATTACGACAATTACCGAGAATACTTCTCCGGTCGTAGTGCAGACTGATATTGGCTCTGCCCCCAACGAGATTCCGCTCAATCAGTACTTGGGCACGATGGCGTACCAAGACGCGGCTGCGATTACGGTAGATGAAATTGTTGCATTGAATGCGTCTTTGACTCTAGCGACGATTGCATCTGCTTCGATTACGAATCTGACGGCGACGAGTCTTGTTCTGTCTAATCTCAGCATTGCATCTGCCAATGTTACGACGTTGACTGCGGGTTCTGCAACGCTGACCAATCTAACGTCAACTTCTGCTACGGTTACGAATTTAAATTCGACGAGTGCAAACATTGCCACGCTGACCGGTACGACTTTTGGTACGACGGCCACGACGCAGTTGCGTGGCGCATCCGGTGCGATTACTACGCTTACGGGTTCGTCAGCGGACATTACGACGATTACTGGAACGACGATTGGTACGACCGCATCTTCAACGATACGCGGCATTTCTGGAAACATTACCAATCTGGCCGTTACAAGCCTGACAATTTCCAGTTTGTCGCTTTCAAATGCAACGGTTACGTCGGCTACGGTAACGACGTTGACTGGCACAAGTGCGAATATCACGACGCTAACTGGCACTACGCTTGGAACGTTTGCGTCGGGTACGGTGACAAATTTAAATTT